TATGTAGTGCCTACTTGGAATGTATTACTCATAGTTTTATACCTTTAAATATTAAGTTAAGTTCATTAGTTGTCATGTCCTTGGGGTCTGCACCTGTCAGGGGTATGACTGTTACGTTATCAAAGGCCAACGATAAGCCTCGCTTAAGTTTGATTGCCTTCACCACTGCATCAGCATCGAGCAGGATGATTAGCTCTCGCACTCCCATTGTTATCATGGTATCAAGGTGTGCTGTGTATATGTTCGTGCCACCAAGACAGCATGTCGGTATGCCTAGTTGAGAATTGATACGCAGCATAGATGGGTAGTCCTCCACTACCACCACTCGCTGTTGTTCCACTATCTGTGCCATCACCTCCATGTTAGGGAACAGTAAGCCACACTCACCTGCTATCACCTGTTTCCAGTATGCCTTGGCTCCCTTGGTTGGTCGGTCATTGTCCAATGCTGGATAGTGTCGGGCTATGTAACCGAACACCCTCCCCATCACATCATACTGAGGGAAGTATACCCTGCCATCCTCCTCGCTGTACCTCACACTATGCAACCATTGACTCTCGATATGAAAGACCTCGCTTAACCAGTGCAGCTCGTAGAAGTTGAGGGCAGTTAATGTACCACTGAATAACTTGCTGTGTCTAATAACCTTTTGGTCTAACTCGGGAGTGTAACCCCCCTTGCTAGTTATAACACCCTTGAATCCACAGCTAGCACTGAAACAAATGTATCGTATCTCACTGCCAACACGGGACATCGAGAAGGAACTCCTGTTGTCACACTTAGGGCATGTGCAACGCTGGCTGCTACCCTCAGGTAAGGACAGTGCCTGCTCTATCACTGTCAGCTCATAACTAGAACGGCCTGTCATCCTGCTTATCCTTAGGTGCTGGCATAGGCACTGGTCGGGGGTCACTCAACTTGATGTTGATGGTGGGTGCCAACTTGTTCTTGCTGGTACTCATCCATGCCACTATCTTATGCTCTACCCCTGCTATGTTGATGCTGCCTACAAAGTCAGGGTCATTAGGCTCGTACTTACGTTGGTTATCCCATAGCCCACCTTGATTAAGGTAGCTACTCATAAGTAGCAGTACGAATGAGCTTGAGTGCTACATACGTAGGACATAAGGGAGATACACCCCCCAGCTGTATACGCAGGGCATCGAACGCTCCCTGTACACCCTCAGGTATAGCCTCACCGTGGTAGTTCACATCCTTAGTACAAATATACAGCTCATCCATGATACTAATGGTGCCTGCATAGGTGAAGGTGTACCCTTCGGTATCATCCCACACTATACCTAGGCTAGCTGCTGCACCCTTGGCAGCAGGCTCATACATCTCGTACTTCTCACCTACTATGAAGTGTTCACCCCCTGAATGGGGTATCTTAGTAGTGATGTCAAGTTCTGATGATGCATTAAGCACCTCCTTTGCATACGCTACTGCCGCGCTGTTGATTGGAGTTACACTCATGTTACTTGCTCCCTTTACTGTTAAATCTACGGGCTTGGCTCTTAGCTTTGCGAGCTGCTAATGCTGCGTACTCAGGTGTAGTCACCCAACGCTGCGAGATGTCACCATACAGGTCTTCAAAGATACGCTTGCCTTCGGCTAAGCTAATGACTTGCTTCACCTTTGGTTGCTGCTTGGTGGTATACAGTATGGCTGTGCCTTCCTTGTTCAAGGTGGCAAACTTATCCACTGTGCTATGTAACTTCTTAACTAATACTTCCATGAAAAAATGTATGCTAATCGTATTCATAATTTATCCTATTAGGTAGAACACAAGGGATGCTAGGGGTACTACGACTGCCACTAACACTACACCCATGCCTATCATTCTTACTGTTGCTTCTATTACTGCTAACACTGTGTGCCCTGCTAGTATGATGACTAGTGCTAGACATACAAGTGCGTGAATCAATACACCTATTATCCCAACGCTATTTCTCCTTCCAGTAACCCCCTGCTAGTAGCTCGGCACATGCTGATGCACCTTCAATCGTACACCATGAACAACCTACCACCTGCCCTTTACTGTTCACGACCTCAAACGTGGCATCATCACCATCATCCGTGTTCGTTTCAACATGGTAAGAACCCATGGCCTCACTTACAATACTCACTATACCTAGTGCCTTCATATTAATACCTATTACTTCTGAAACAAAAGACTTCATCACCGTTGGGAAGTATGCCTGCTACGAGGTCAAGCTCCCACTTATTTTGGTGACACATGAGCAGTGCTATTGCCCTAGCTGGTCGGTTAATGGGCAGGTCTTCAAGCTTGCGCTCAATAGTCCTTGCACCTAGGCTGCTAGCTACCATGATTGATGGCTGACCACTACTGCCCACCTCTACCACCACTTGAATTGCATGCCTCATTAGTCACCCTCTTCAACGTATGTCCAACCATCAGCAGCTGTATAAGAATACAGTGCCCCGTTAACCATGATAGTGAGGTGCTGTGTCATTGCTACCTGCTCACTCCATGTCGCATCACTTAAGAACTCATCAAGTATGCTGCGTATGTCTCCGAACTCACTGTCCAATATAGACTGTGCTAACTCACGCTTACAATTCAGTAGTCTTTGATAGCTCATCTTGTTTCACCTTACGTTTTTGTACTCGCTCAACCACGCCATCAATCAACACGATGACACCCAATACACCAGCTGCTATACCATACAGGCCATGAGATTCAACAGCTACCAACACAAGATATGTTAAGTGGACATAGTGGTGTGCCTCATGCAACACACGCTTGCCTATTACCTTGGTTGTTAATACAGTCAGCATGGGCTAGTCCTCGAATCTGTCAGCAAAAAAGTAATCGTTAACTGTTAGGTCAACCCGTGACTCAGGGTCAGCATCGGCTAACTCCTGCGTGTGCCGTGTGTCCTGCTCATTGGTGCTGATTAACCACATGAAATACAGGGTGTACAGTGATGCTAATGCTAAGTAAAAAGTAATCATGTTACGCCTCGCTTCTTATATAAATTAGTGTGCCATGTCGTGCTAATATCTGCGTGCAATTACGGATGCTGCTCGGATATGGTAGCTCCAATGTAAAGATAGTCTCGAACCCCTTGGCTCTCATCATCACCATGAATGCATCGTTAGCCTGCGTGTTAGTTAATTTCTTAGCCATGTTACTTACACTCCGTGAATATGGTAGGGAATAGGGCAGCGGTTATGGTATGACGACCACCCGTGTCATCAGTCAACTCGATGTCACCTTCACTGCCCTGCTTGTCTTGACAGCCTTCGTATGTCTTACCACATGTGAACGCTGAACCATGCTTGGCATACTTACCTTTAAATCCTAACGCTTTAATACAGGTATACTGTGTTGTCTTACTCATACATCACCCCTTACTATTGACTTGGCAAATTCGTGGTCGTTAATGACACGCTCAATTGTCTTGGCTAAACCCACTGCTGTTTTAGTGCCGATGCTAGTATCTACCCTGCAATACTCCCCCATAGTCAGGTTCAATAGCTTGATGATAGCTTCACCTGTTAAGGTGTTAACCTTGACTTGCTCTTGCTTGCTGTCCATGGTCTGTACTCCTCTAATTAATATCAGTAAGCATGCTTGCACCATGCTAACAGTCATCAACTAACTAAGGTTATGTCCTCATAGCTGAACTCAATTTCCTTGCCACACTTGAGCTTGAATGCTACACAATCTGGCTCTGCTGATGGCTGCTTGAGTAATTCTTCGAGCGCATTGTGAGTAGCTAGCCCGACAGTAGTGATGGTGAACACCTTCTCATCAGTCAGTTTGTTTACCATCTCAGTTAAGATGAGAGATAATATCTCATCACGAGGAGTCAGTTTAATCTTATCGCCTGCTTTGAATGTATTGCTCATGGCATGTCCCGTTTACTTGGTTAGTTAAACTTACGGATGTTGTTTGCCTTCTTACTAGCACGCTTTAGCTGTGCCGCATTGCCCTTCTTGTGACTCACCTTGCCACCCTTACCACGACCATAAAAGTTAAGCTCTCTATCTGATAGCTCATTGCCATGCTTATTAAGCACTGGCTGTGCCTGTGATGCTGGTTGAATAGCTGCTCGTGCTATGTTAGCTAGTGTACGTGCAATGTTCTTAAACATAATGTCCTACCTGTTGTTGAATGAATATCCCTTAGCATGCCTGTCTCATGCTAATAGCTAGTCACTAGGTGTACTTGATACGGTATAATAGTTGAGCGTGTGCTACTGCTGCTCCTGCTGTTCGCCATCCGTAAATTGTTATCCCACTAGGGTGTACTACCCAATACCTAAGGCTATCAAGTGTGCCCTTCACCACTACCCGATAAGGAAAGAAGTCTCCTGCACTGTGCCCACGTACCCCACCATTATTACTGAGATGTCCTGCTGTTAGTGCTGTCATGCTAGTGCCCCGTTGCATTAGTGATGTGTTCAAATGCTATCACCTTGTGAATGTTATAGCGTGCCTTGCTCAATGCCATCTTACCGCATCCTACTAGCTCACTGCGTAACACGTGTGCTAACATACCATTGACAAATAAGACCTGACCTGTGATGTCTCCATCACTACTGTCCACTGTTATGTTTGCATCACCGCATTCATAAGTTGCTATTACTTTAGTCATTTTAATACCCCTTTAGCGTGTTGTTACGTGCCGATACTGCCATTATCACAGGCGGTATTTGAAGTAGTGCCTTGTCATCCATCAGTAGGTCTAACAGTTCAAATGCATCCATGCTTTTTATATCTTCTAACAGTTGGTCTAACTTGGTCATGCTATGCCCCTGCTACTTGAAAGGTGTAAAAGTGTACGCCCTTGCCAGTCTCACTGGTACAGTTGTACCACTTGAAATTCAATACCAACTCATCAAAGTCATAGCCTTTACTGTTGTCAATTTCACAGGCTTGTGACCATACTCCATCGGGAGCAAACAAACTGGATTGGATAGCTATGTTAGTATCACCCTTGTTAAATGCCTTGCGTGCTGCTGCTTTAGTTGTTCTTAAATAAATCTTCATCTTAATACCCTGCCCAGTCTCTTAGTTGTTTGAAGTCAGTGAAGGCTTTGCTTGCACCCACTATCTCCTCATCATATACA